CGCGATCCAGACGAAGGGCTGCGACGCGGCCGATCTCGTCTCGCTGCTGCAGGAGGCCGGGTTCGACATCGTCGACATCTCGGCCACCGTGCTGCTGACGTCGGCGGGGCGACTCAGTGACCGGATGCGCGAGGACAAGATCCGGCACCGGTCGCAGGGTCCCCTCGACCTGGCGATCGCGAACGGCGCGACGAAGTCTCTCAGTGGCATGCCGGTGTGGGACCGCGATGCGTCGCCTGTCGATATCGCTCCCGTCGTGGCCGTGAACTACGCGCTCATCGGCCTCGAGTCGTTCAAGCCCGCCGAGAAGAAGAAGCCCGCACCGCCGCCACCCCCGGCGCGCGTCATCACCCGCGACGACGTCGAGAGCACCGCTGAGGCGAACGTTCTGACGGCCGCGTTCTGACAGGAGGCCCCCGTGACGGAGATCGGATACCAGAGCGGAGGTCTCCCGGGATGGGCCGGCATGCTCGCCGAGGTCGCGGAGACGAACCCCGACCTCGTGTGGCCGCTCTCCATCGACGTCTACGACCGGATGCGCCGCGAGGACCCCCAGGTGATGTCGGTGCTCATGGCCGTGATCCTTCCGCTCCTCGAGTCCGAGTGGCGCCTGGACGCGACCGGCGTCCGCGATGAGGTCGCCGAGCACGTCGCGAACGACCTCGACCTCGCGATCGTCGGCAAGGAGCGGAAGGCGCCGCTGCGCACGAAGGGCCGGTTCTCGTGGGACGAGTTCCTGCGCCTGGCGCTGCTCGAGCTGGTGTTCGGTCACTCGGTCTTCGAGCAGGTGTACGACGTCGACGCGACGAACCGGGCCCACCTCCGCAAGCTCGCCTGGCGACCGCCCCGCACGATCGCCGACTTCAAGACGGCGCGTGACGGCGGGCTCGAGGCCATCGTGCAGCACGGCTCCGGCACCCGCACCGCGGTCGGTCCGGGCGGCACGCAGGTGCTGGGCGGCTCGATCTCGAGCGGCGTCAAGATCCCGATCGACCGCCTCGTTGTGTTCGTGAACGAGCGCGAGGGAGCGAACTGGATCGGCGTCTCGCTTCTCCGCTCCGCGTACAAGATGTGGCTCCTCAAGGACCGCACCCTCCGAGTGCAGGCGCTGGCCGCGGAACGCAACGGCCTCGGCCTCCCGTCCTACACGAGCGCACCGCCGCCGGATCTGCAGGACGACGACAAGGTCCTCGCCTGGCTCAACGACGAGATCTCGCGCGGACTCAAGGTCGCGAAGGACGCGCGAGCTGGGGACGCCGCCGGGATCTCTCTCCCGCACGGTGCCGCGTTCGCTTTCACGGGCGTGACGGGCAAGGTCCCGGACCTCGACAAGCAGATCCGCTACTACGACGAGCAGATCGGCCGCGCGGTCCTGGCGCACTTCCTCAACCTCGGCGGCGACGACTCCACGGGCTCCTACGCGCTGGGCGACACGTTCGCGAACTTCTTCACGAAGTCGCTCAACTCGCGCGCCCGGCACATCGCCACGACCGTGCAGCAGCACGTGATCGAGGACCTCGTCGACGCGAACTGGGGACCGAACGAGCCGGCACCGCGCCTCGTGCCACCGAAGATCGGCGCCGAGCACCCCGCCACCGCCGAGGCCATCCGAGCACTGCTCGACTCCGGCGCGATCCGCTGGAACCCCGCGCTCGAGTCCCACCTCCGTGCGCTCTACGGGCTGCCGGTGATGGACGAGACCGACACGACCCCGCCGCCACGGCGGTCGACATTCCAGCCCAAGGAGGCAGCAGCATGACGAAGCGCGACAGCCGGTACTGGGGCAAGCTCCCCGTCCCCGAGTCGAAGGCCGAGTTCTTTAACGCCGTCACCACTCCCGCCCCGAGCGGCGACGGCACGGTCGCAACGATCCGTCTCTACGGGCCGATCGACTCCTGGGGCGGATTCTGGGGCGTCTCGGCGAAGGACGTCAGCGCCGTGCTCGATGCGCTCCCGAAGTCCGTCGAGCAGATCGTGCTGCGCATCAACTCGCCCGGCGGCGAGGTGTTCGAGGGCGTCTCGATTTTGAACATGCTCCGAGCGCACAAGGCCACCGTGACCGCCGTCGTCGACGGGCGGGCCGCATCCGCTGCATCGGTGATCGCCGCCGGCTGCAACGAGTGCGTGATGTCGCCCGGGACGCAGATGATGATCCACTCGCCGTCGGTCATCGCCTGGGGCAACTCGACCGTGCTCCGCAAGCAGGCCGACATCCTCGACGGCATCGAGAAGTCGATCGTCGAGATCTACACCGCGAAGGCCGGCGAGAAGGACTGGGCCACGCTGCTCGCCGACGAAACCTGGATGACCGCCACCGAAGCGGTCGAGCAGGGACTCGCGGACCGCGTCGAGGTGGTGGCCGACTCCGGCCCCGTCGACACCGTCGGCGACGACGACGAGACGTTCCTCATCCCCGACGAGGACGAGCCGGAAGACTCCGCCGCTCGCCTCGTCGTCTTCGCGTCCGAGGCACGCCCCTCGGCCCCCAAGCTCCCGGTCTCGACCGAGTCGGGTGAACCCCACCGAAAGGAAAACGTCATGGCATATGACGACCTCAAGGCTGGTCTCGCGCAGCGGCTCGGTGTGACCGATGCCGCTGCTTCCGACGACGTGCTGCTCAGCGCGCTCGACGGGAAGCTCGAGCAGCCCGCTCCCGCAGCGACCGACGCACCCCCGATCCCGAAGGGCGCGAAGGTCGTCGACGCCGCCGCGTTCGAGGCGCTGCAGGCGCAGGCCGCTCTCGGCGTGAAGGCGCACGAGAAGCAGATCAGCGACCAGCGCGACGCGATCGTCGCGTCGGCCGTCCGCGAGGGACGCATCACCGCCGACTCGCGCGAGACCTGGCGCGCGCAGCTCGACGTCGACGAGAAGGGCATCACCGCCCTGCTCGAGACCTTCCCGAAGAACACCGCGCTGCCGGTGATCGAGCTGGGTCACTCCGACGAGGTCACCGACTCCGAGTCGGCCCTCCACGACCGCGTGTTCCCCACGCAGAAGGGCGAGGCCTGATCATGGCTGGTCCGAAGAACTACCTGCCCCTGTACCGCCCGGGTGACACCGTCACCTTCGGCGTCACGACGGACGTCAAGGCGGGGGAGCCGGTCGAGGTCGGCACCGCCGACATGGCCGTCGCTCCCGCCGCGGCCGCATCCGCGAAGGTCGTCGGCATCCCCGGCTTCGACGCGGTGGTCGGCGAGAAGGTCACCATCGAGGTCGGCAAGCCGATCCACGAGCTGACCGCCTCCGGTGCCGTCACCCGAGGCCAGCGCCTCGAGGCTGCCGGCGGCGGCAAGGTCCGCACCCTGGCCGCGGGCGTCGCGGTCTACCTCGCCCTCACGTCCGCCGCGGATGGCGCCGCCGTCCGCGCGATCCAGCTCTGAGAAAGGAGAGACGGACATGCGCACTTACCCGCTCACCCCGAGCCAGTTCTCGAACGCCACGGCTGCCGACGTCGTCGCGTTCCTCAAGTCGCCGACGTTGGTCGCTCGCCGCTTCGGAGAGATCCTCACGGCACAGCAGTTCCTCGGCATCTACCTGCTGACGAAGCGCTTCACGATCGTCGGCGGCGCCATCGGTGTGCCGAAGAACGAGGTCATCCGTGCGGAGCGCGGTGCCGAGATCGTCGCGCCCGGCGCCGAGTACAAGCTCACGCCGATGTCGCGCGAGGAGTACGAGTTCTACCAGGCGGTGAAGGAGGGCCTCGGCACCGAGGTCACGGACGAGGAAGTGGGCCGACTGCTCCGGCAGCCGGTCGACGACGCGTTCACCTTCCTGCAGACCGAGCTGGTGTTCTCGGCGAACGACATGGCGATGGGCGCCATCGCGTCGTCCGTCACGAACACGGTCGCCGCGGGCGCCGCGTGGACCACCGGTAAGCAGGTCTACAAGGACGCGCTGCGGGTCAAGGCGCGCGTCCGCAAGCAGAAGCTCGGCTACGACGTCGACACCGTCGTGCTGCCGGGCGAGCTGTACGCCGAGGTCATCCCCGAGCTGATCGACATCCTGCCCAAGGACGACCGTCAGGCGCTGACCGACGGCTTCCCGTCCATCGGTGGTCTCACCTGGATCTCGGACGACGGCGACGACCTGCCCGACCCGCTGTTCCTCGATCGTCGCCGCTTCGGTGGAATCGCGCGCGAGCAGATCCCCACCCCGGAGATGCGGCCCATCGGCGGCGACACGGGCGTCGAGATCGCGAGCATCCGCGAGGCCAAGTCGGAGAAGACCCGACTGCAGGCGCGCAACGTGCACGTGCCCATCGTCACCGACCCGCTGTCCGCGTTCTACCTGACCGGGACGGAGTGACCATGACGCAGCACATCGCAACCGCGACCGTGGTGAAGGTCTCGATCGGCTCGCCGTCGGGCAACAGCGTCGCGCAGTTCGTGCGGCGCGGCGACCTCATCCCCGAGGCCGTTGACGAGGCGCAGCTCAAGCGCCTGGTGAAGCAGGGCTTCATCGAGGAGTTCGAGGTGCCCGAGCCCGAAGCCGAGCCGACGGTCTTCTCGCAGGCCGACGTCGACGCCGCGGTGAAGACCGCGACCGACGCGCAGTCGGCGGATCTGGCGCAGGCGAAGGCCGACGCCGAGGCTGCCCGAGCCGACGCGGAGACGGCGAAGGCCGCACTCGCGAAGGCGCAGCAGCCGCAGTCGGCGCCGAAGACGCCCGCCGCCGCGAAGTAGTCCCGACCTCCGGGTCGAGATGCAAGGCAGGAACGACCCCCGGACGTGGGCACCGGGGGTCGTTCCGCTTCCTGCCGTGGCGAGTGTCACGCGCCCCGCTGACGCGCTCAACGGGCAACCCCGCACAGTCACGCCATCCAGGCGCTGACGGCGTCCAGCAGGGCGCAGACGAGAGGAGTCCGCATGGTGTTCGCACTCAACATCGGGGGAGTGGATGCCGACGTGATCGGCGGCGACAAGGACCTCGCGATCCGTCTCATCCTCCGAGCCCGCGAGCTGGCGCCCTGCCTGCCCGAGTTCGACGGCGACACCCCCGAGCGCACGGCGATCGTCGCGATCCTCAAGGGCGTGGCCGCGCGTGCAGCGTCTATCGGAACCGGCACGATCGCGTCGCAGGGGCGCAACGGCACCAGCCGCAGCTACCGCGATGTGCGGTCCGCATTCTTCCCCGAGGACATCTCGGGTCTCCGACTCCTCTGCCCGGATGGCGCGACGCAGCCCGCCCGAGCGATGCCTGTCGGATCGTTCCCCACCGACCGGCCGATGTCGAAGCTGTTCCCGGAGGGCGACTACTCGTGAGCGACGACGAGTTCTGGTTCCCGCACCAGGTCCGCATTCGCCCGATGCGGAAGGGCACCGGCATGGGTCCGCGTCTCAGCAGCGCCGACCCGCCGATCACCCGCGCCGAGGTCGACGACTCGTTCCGCATGATCCGCGGCGTCGACGGCGTGCAGGTCGCATCGTCCGCCCGCGTGACCGTGTCCGTCGACGTCGACGCGCCCCTCGGGTCCGAGGTCACCCTCTGGCCCGGCCGCGCCGTCGAGCGCACCGCCGTCGT